AAATGGAAGACATCCTTGCAGAGTTAAATCAAAAATTTGCAGGACAAGCCACGGCTCGACTAGATACCTATGCAGGCAAAATGGATTTATTGCGTGTGGCAGCAGCAGATGCAAGTGAAACTATTGGAAAAAGTTTAGTCGATGCAATAAGCAAATTAGGTAAAGATACAAGCATAGAAAACTTAACTAAAGACATAGATGCATTAGCCACAAGTATTGCAAGTGTTGTTACTGGTGTTGGCGCTTTAATTGGCGTTTTAAGCGACCTGCGCAACGCACCTGGCATAAAGCAGATAATAGATGTTTTAAGGTTTGGCAATTTATTTGATATGTTAAAAAAATTGGGCGAATTGTCTCAACCTGCACCCACATCTAATTTTACTTATTCACTAGGCGCTAGTGCTACTAAAGATGTAGAACGTGCTAAAGAAATATTAAGGTTAAGAACTTCTAATAAATTACGCCAAGATGAAATTAACAAGATGAAGGCTAAGACCGAGGTAGATAAACTAGAAGAAAAATTTAATGTTGAACGCATAGCCTTAATGAAAGCGCTAGGCGAGGCTACCGATGCCGAGACCAAACTACGCATACAGGCTAAGTTAGCCATCCTAGATAATAATGAGGCTTTGGCTAAGAAATACAATGCAGAATTAGCAGCTAGTGCTGCGGCTAAGGCTTTAGCTGATAGTGCTACCAATGCTGCTAATGCTTTAAATACTTTGCCTAATAAATACGATCAAATCTTTACCAGTTTAGTCGGCCAATTAAAATCGATGGGAATTGAAGCAGGCGCAGCAGCAGGCTTGGCTGCCTCATCTGCAAGATTACAAGCACAATACGATGCGTTTTTAGCCCAGACTGGTCAATATGCAGTGCCAGGTGGTATGCCATCAAGCGCATCAACAGCTGCCGCAGCAGCAGCACCTACAGTAGTCCCACAGGTAACAGTAAACACAGGAGCAGTATTAACCAGCGAGCAAGACTTGAGCATCTACATACAAAATGCTTTAGGTCAAATTACTAAACTTGGTAACGGAGCATTAATACCTGCTGGATCGATAGCCTTCCAGTGACAGTACCAATAGTTAACGCTTACATAAATTTTAGCACTGGGCCATCTTTTGCGCAGGCTATGATATTAGATACTGGCTTATTAGATGTAAACATACTAGAAGACTCAGCAGCCATTATCGTTGATGTATCAGATCAAATTAACTTTATACAAACCACCAGAGGCCGTAATCCTTTATTCGATCAATTCCAAACAGGCCAATTAACGCTGCGCATTGTAGATCAAAATGGCGATTTTAACCCGACTAACCCACTAAGTCCCTACGCTCCCGACCTAACACCTATGAAGAAGGTGCAGATCACTGCAACCTATGGCGCTACCACTTATCCTATATTTTCAGGCTTTATTACAAGCTATGTTAATACGCAACCTAAAGATGCTACAGAGGTGGCTTATACAACCATACAAGCTGTAGATGCGTTTAGATTAGCCAACAATGCACAAATCACTACTGTGGCAGGTGCTACTGCTGGCGACTTATCAGGCACACGTGTAAATCAAATATTAGATCAGATCGACTGGCCAGCAACTATGCGTGATATTGATGCAGGTCTGACTACGCTGCAAAATGATCCAGGCACATTACGCACATCACTTGGCGCTTTGCAGACTGTAGCCCAGTCAGAGTATGGCGCATTCTATGTCGATGCTAATGGGGAGTTTGTATTTCAAGATAGAGCTGTAACCGCTGGCTCAATAGGTGGCACAGTAACTACCTTTAATGATAATGGCACAGGTATCCCATACGCTAACGCTAATTGGAAATTGGATGACACCCTCGTTTTTAACTCATCCACTGTTACAAGGGCTGGCGGCTCGCCACAGACTGCTATTAACCAGCCCTCAATCGATAAGTATTTTATCCATAGTTACCAGATCCAAGACCTGCTAATGCAGACCGATGCCGTAGCCCTAGATTACGCCCAGGCTTATACAGCCAGCCGTGCCGAGACTAGCGTGCGATGCGATTCCATCGAGCTAGACCTATACACAAACAATTACAACGCAGGCATAATTGCAGCCCTAGAGCTTGACTTCTTTGATCCGATCAGGGTGGTTACTACCCAGCCAGGTGGATCTACCTTAGACAAGACCTTGCAGATATTTGGCGTGCAAAACGTCATTACACCCAACAGCTTTAGAGTGGTCTTCACGACTTTAGAACCCGTGCTGGATTCTCTAATTTTAAATAACAATATCTACGGCACTTTAGACTATAATGTGCTTAGTTACTAAGGAGTAAAAATGGCAGCAGGATTAGGATTTAAGGACTTTACGACAGGCGAGGTATTAACCGCAGCCGATGTCGATGGCTACTTAATGCAAGGTGTCTGGGTGTTTGCCAGCGCAGCAGCTAGAGATGCAGCTGTAACATCACCGCAAGAAGGTAATTTTGCATATCTTAAAGATACAAACGTAACCACTTATTACACAGGCAGTGCTTGGGCAAACCTAGATACAACAGGTATGACAAACCCAATGACTACTACTGGCGACACTATTTATTCTTCAAGCGGATCAACACCAGCAAGACTTGGAATTGGAACAGCAGGGCAAGTGCTGCAAGTTAATTCTGGTGCAACTGCTCCTGAATGGGCAACTCCTGCTAGTGGTGGTGGTATGACACAATTAGCAGCCGCTAATTTCCCAACAGGTGTGGCAACTTTTGACATTACAAGCATTAGCGGTTCATATAAAAATTTACAATTAGTTTTAAGAGATTTTGATACTGTGGATGATGTAAACCTTTTAATGCGATTTAATTCTAATACTGGTTCAAATTATCCTCAGAGTGGAATTAAACAAACAGGCGAAAGTGCAGCCAGTGCTTTTGCTCAGGTAGGTACTGGCTTTTTTATTACTGAAGGTGATGTAGATTCAACTGCTGGTGAAAATCAATTAATCATAACTATATTTGATTACGCTAATTCAACTACTTACAAAACTGCTACAGCAATAGGCATATTTAAAGACGGCGGTGCTGCTTTTTACAATACTTATTATACAACTATGGGTTGGAAAGTGACAGATGCTATAACAAGTATTACTATCTACGGCGCATCAAATTTTGATGCTGGTTCTTATGTTTTATATGGAGTAAAATAATGAAAAAATCAATTCATAATGCTGCAACTGGTGAAATAATTGAACGAGAAATGAATGATATTGAGTTTGCACAATATCAAAAAGACAAAGCCGAAGCCGAAGCCCGCAAAGCCGAAGCCGAAACAAAAGCCGAAGCCAAAGCAGCAGCACAGGCTAAACTTGCTGCCCTTGGTTTGACTGTTGAGGATTTACAAGCTCTAGGTTTGTAATGAAACCTAAACTATGTGCAGCTGGTGTGCAGTTAAGAGATCAAGTTGATACGTGGTTTCCAGATAGGCGTACTGCCAGTGATGGGTGGGTGGGCGATAGCCGTCACGCCTCCAGAAAGTCGGATCATTGTCCAGACGAATTTGGGTGGGTCAGAGCAGTTGATATTGATTCTCGCTTGGGTTCACCCGAAGGGATCAGTGCTTATGTGGCTGACCAAATCAGAGTCGCTGGCAAAACCGATAAGCGTTTATCTTACGTCATCCATAACGGACACATCGCTAGCAAGATATTAAATTGGAAGTGGCGTAAGTATCGTGGTGTTAATCCACACAAGCGACACATCCACATTAGCTTTACAAGGGCGGGCGACAAAGACGGCAAGGCGTTTGATATACCACTACTAGGAGGCAAAATATGAAGATAAGCGAAAAACAGAAGGCGATATTAAAGTCATACGCACGTGGCGTATTGGTATCATTCTTAACATTCTTAGCAAGTAATGAGTTAGGTCTAGACCCAGCGTTGTCTGTAGTAATTGCAGCACTTGCAGGGCCAGCAGCTAGGGCTTTAGATAAATCCGATATTGCCTATGGCATCGGTGCCGATGAGAAATGAGTCCTACCGAATGGGCTGGCTTTGGCGCTGGCGTTATGGCCGTGCTATCAGGCGGTCTAATAGGATTACGTTTCTTAGTTAAAGGCTGGCTTAATGAGTTACGCCCGAATGGTGGCTCTAGTATGAAGGATCAATTAACACGGCTAGAGAAGCGTGTCGATGATCTCTTTATGTTAATTAGTAAGTCATAATTTTAATATGGCAACTAAACGCAAACCTAAAAAGAAGGTTGCACCTAGGCGCAGGACTACTAAAGAGCCTGTACTTACAAAGCTAGACTTTTGGGCTATAGCAGCTAATGAAGTTTATATGGCCTGCCGTAAATCTGGAATGGATGAAGGCACAGCTCTAGCGTTTGCGATGGATAGGTCAAGTTATCCAGACTGGATCGTAGATATTAAAGATCCTATTAAAAATCCACTTGACGATTTCGATGAGGATGACGATTAAGCGTTGGCTAGTGATATCCGACCTACAGGTGCCCTATCACCACGAGGTAGCTGTAAAGAATGTAATCAAGTTAGCGAGGCGTGAGAAGTTTGATTCTGTATTGGTGGTCGGGGATGAAATTGATTTCCAATCGATTAGTAAGTGGGCCGATGGCACACCTTTGGCTTATTCAGAAGACCTACACGCAGATCGTGAACTATGTAAGCAAATACTCTGGGATCTCGGTGAGTACAGTCCAGAAATGCATATTATCCGCAGTAATCATACTGATCGCCTATATAACACTTTATTAAAAGTACCTGGCTTAATCAATTTACCTGAGTTACAGTACCCAGCTTTTATGGGATTCGCTGAGATGGGTATGACGTACCACAAAACAGCTTATGAATTTCACGATAATTGGTTACTCTGCCACGGCGATGAGGGCAATATGAGCCAGCACGCTGGAATTACCTCGCTCAACCTAGCCAAGAAATTTGGAAAATCAGTTTTGGCGGGGCATAGCCACAGGCTTGGTATGAGTGCCTATTCAGAGGGCGTAAACGGTTATTACAGGGCTTTATATGGGGTAGAGGTAGGTAATCTTATGGATCGTAAAAAAGCCTCTTATATCCGCTATGGAAGCGCTAATTGGCAGATGGGCTTTGCTATACTAGAAGCTAGTGGTAAGACCCTGACACCGACCTTGGTGCCAGTAAATAAGGATGGCTCATTTACAGCATTAGGCAGACACTATGGGGCTTAATACAGAGTACGCCGAGCGCACTATCGATGACCATATCGATGACCTCGAAGATATTAACGTTATCTAATCGTTATACAAAAACACCCCTAAACTATCCACAAAGTCGTACACAGGTGCAACACTATGCCTGTGCCACAAAGTATGTGCGCATAGATAGGGCTACAAAATGACACTTGAACTAGCTATATATTTATTTATAGGACTGAGTATGGCTTCTTGGCTACTACTTATGCGGATTGATGATATGAAGCAGTCTTACTATTGGAGGGGCCGTAAGGATGGCTTCGATATGCACAGACGTATGATTCAAAACAAAGTTAAAACCGATGAGGTATTTGACTATGACAAAAACTGAGAAGCTGCTAGCTGATGTTGTCGACCTGGTGCATACAAGGGGATCGGTCTATGGTCACCCTTACACAAACCATAAAAGGATCAGTGAACTCTGGTCGGCATACCTCGACCATCCAATTACGCCTAGTCAAGTCGCATTATGTATGGCGCTCGTCAAGGTTTCTAGGCTTACTGAGTCTCCAGGCCACAGTGACTCGATCATCGATGCACTTGCTTACA